GTAAAAGCAGTAGCAGAAGAATTAGAAATCAAACCTAGTTTGCTCAAAAAAGCGATTAAGATCGCTCAAAAATCAAAACTAACTGAAACCAATGCTGATCACGAAACAGTCACTGACATTCTCGAAACAGTTGGTCGCACGGTTTGAGTATTGATTGGCACAAGACCGTAGACTTTGTAAAGCGAGATTGGCACGGTCATCCAGTTAGATTATGTTTAGAAGTCTTTAATTGGTTTCTAAACATCATAGTAGTAGTTACATTTGCTGCCACTGTACCTGATGTACCATTTTTAATCGTTTATCCCTTGTTCTTTTGCTGTTTGGCCATTAGCATGTATTCAGCATTGAGTAGGGGAAGTTTTGGATTGTTTATGACTAGCCTAACTATTTTCATAGTTGATCTTGTGGGTTATGCTAGATTGCTGTATAATTAATAAAACGCCCACCTTGGGCATGAAGAGTGTGTGTGAGCTAGAAGTCGCACAAAAAGGAAATGAATGAGTTACGTAGACGCACTATTTGATCGAAATAAAGATCGCATATACATCGTAGAACGAGTAAATGGCCAGAGAGAATACAAAGAGTATCCTGCCAATTATACTTTTTATTACGATGACCCCCGCGGTAAATTCCGCACTATCTATGACACGCCAGTGTCACGTTTCAGCACACGCATAGGTAAAGAGTTCCACAAAGAAGTTAAAATTAATTCAGGTAAACGTATCTGGGAAAGTGATATCAATCCCGTGTTCCGCTGTCTCGAAGAAAACTATCTTGGACAGAAATCTCCCAAACTACAAACAGCGTTCTTTGATATCGAGGTCGACTTTGATCCTGTACGAGGATTCAGTCGTCCAGAAGATCCATTCAATCCAATCACTGCTGTATCAGTATATCTAGATTGGTTAGACAAACTAGTAACTATGGTTATTCCACCAAAGAGCATGAGTTGGGAAACAGCAGAAGAGATCTGTCGACAGTATGACAACTGTTTCTTGATGGAACGTGAAGAAGATCTGCTTAAAACGTTCTTGGATTTGATTGATGACGCCGACATCTTGTCAGGTTGGAACAGTGAAGGCTTTGATATCCCATATATGGTGCAACGCACTAACAGAGTATTGAGTAAAGATGATACACGCAGATTCTGTTTATGGGGGCAGTTTCCCAAACAGCGTGAGTTTGAACGCTTTGGTGCGGCTAACATGACCTTTGACCTTATTGGTCGTGTACACATGGACTATATGCAACTGTATCGCAAATATACCTATGAAGAACGTCATAGTTATTCATTGGATGCTATCAGTGAATATGAACTAGGTGAAAGTAAAACACAGTATGAAGGTACATTAGATCAACTATATAATAAAGACTTTGCTAAGTTTATCGAATATAATCGCCAAGACACAGTATTGTTGCACAAACTAGATACTAAACTACGCTTCTTAGATCTTGCCAATGAGTTAGCGCATGACAACACAGTGCTACTACAAACTACCATGGGTGCTGTGGCAGTTACTGAACAGGCTATCATTAACGAAGCACATCAACTAGGTATGGTTGTTCCAAATCGTAACCGTGATGAACAGTTCGACACACAGGCGGCGGGTGCGTATGTAGCTACTCCTAAAGCAGGCATGCATGACTATATTGGTGCTATTGACATCAACTCACTGTATCCAAGTGCGATTCGTGCATTGAACATGGGTCCAGAAACTATCGTAGGTCAACTGCGTCCTACAATGACTGAACACTATATCAAAGAAAAACAAACATCAGGTAGCAGTTTTGCTGATGCGTGGGAAAACTTGTTTGGTAGTTTAGAGTATACTGCTGTGATGAATGGTGAAGTTGGTACAGAGATTACTATTGACTGGGCCAATGGTTCCAGTGATGTCCTAAGTGCCGCAGATGTTTGGCGACTAATATTTGACAGCAACAAGCCTTGGATATTGTCAGCTAACGGTACTATCTTTAACAATGAACGCAAAGGTATTATACCTGGCTTGCTAGAACGTTGGTATCGTGAACGACAAGACATGCAGGTTAAAAAGAAAGAGGCTGTCTCTGATGAAGATACTGCATTCTGGGACAAGCGACAGTTAGTTAAGAAGATTAATCTTAATAGTTTGTATGGTGCTATTCTTAATCCAGGTTGTAGATTCTTTGACAAACGTATTGGTCAATCAACTACATTAACAGGTAGGACCATTGCCCGTCACATGGATGCATACATAAACGAATGTATAACAGGTGTGTATGATCACACTGGTGAAGCAATTATCTACGGTGACACAGACTCATGTTACTTTAGTGCTTATCCAATGGTCAAGACAGATGTTCTAGCAGGTAAGATGGAATGGAACAAAGACATAGCAGTGGGTTTGTATGACAGCATCGCAGATCAGGTTAATGAAAGTTTTCCGGCATTCTGTGAACGGGCTTTTCATACTCCGCGACGTCAAGGTGAACTGATCAAAGGTGGACGAGAAAGTGTATCGCTCAAAGGCCTGTTTATTAAAAAGAAACGCTATGCTATCCTAATCTATGACATGGAAGGGCATCGTTTAGATAGTCACGGCACACCTGGCAAGGTAAAAGCCATGGGCCTAGACTTGAAGAGATCAGATACTCCAAAAGTAATCCAAGACTTTTTAAGTGACATCTTATTATCTGTATTAACTGGTGCAGAACGTGATGCTATTATTGCCAAGGTGCGTGATTTTAAATTACTGTTCACAGAGCGTCCAGCTTGGGAAAAAGGTACTCCTAAACGTGTAAACAATTTGACCAAATACACTAAAGAAGAAGAGCGTCTAGGTAAAGCCAACATGCCAGGACATGTACGTGCGGCTATGAATTGGAACAACTTAAAACGCATGATGGGTGATCAATACAGTATGAGTATCGTTGATGGTATGAAAACTGTGGTGTGTAAGTTAAAAGACAATCCATTGGGATATAGCAGTGTCGGATATCCCACAGATGAAACACACATTCCTGCGTGGTTTAAGGAATTACCGTTTGATGATGCTAGCATGGAAACTGGTATCGTAGATCAAAAGGTAGAGAATCTACTAGGTGTATTGGGTTGGAAGATCGCAGAGAACACACAGATCGCCACAACATTTGATAATCTATTTACATTTGAATAATGGGTAAACTGTACGATTTAGTAGAATTTAGAAACTATCTAAAAAATCAATTAGATGATCTTTGTATAGACAAATTTATCGAAGGTAGTATAAATAGATTACAAAATTCAAAAAAACTTTTTCCAGAACATATAACTTATTATGATACCAAAATAAATGATTATTTATTTTTAAAACAAAAAAATAATGAAATCATCGCGGAATTTCGTAACAAAATATCGCTGTTAGAGATAGAAATGGATCAATTGTCCGATACGATCTACAGCACTGAAGAATATCACAATTTATTTGATGAAGTCTGTATCCAAGGACCTTTTAGTCGTGAGCTAATAATGTCTGCTGAATTAGAAAATATTATCGAATCCAGAGTAGGTAGGTATTGTAGTTGCCGTTATCCGGCACTGTATATTAGTCCAAGAACAAAAAAATGGATAGATTGTATGGTTGCTGCCGATCCTTTATATATAACACACAGCATAATTCACATAGTAAAAGAAATGGTAGATTCTTATACTAACATCTATAAAAATAGATTAAGACTATATGAAATAATAGATAGAGATTTTAAAATATTACCACAGAAGCAATTTAGTTTTGTTTTCTGTTGGGATTATTTAAATTATCTGAGTTTAAGCAAAGTAGAAAAATACATAAGAGAGGTTTGGTGTTTGTTGCGTCCCGGCGGAAGTTTCATATTCAGCTATAGTAATTGTGACATGTTGGGTACTAGTTTACAGATAGAAAATAAAGCCTGTGCCTATGCTAATTCAAGATGGTTAAAAAAATTATGCGATGAGATTGGATATGAAATCTGTGAACTACATGATATTGAAACAGGAGATACATTCTTTACACACATTAGTTGGGCAGAACTAAAACGTCCCGGCGATTTAACCACATCAAAGATATCACAGGCGAGTGGTGAGATCAGGAGAAAATAATATATCAAATAGCTTGCAAGATCTAAATAAATCATATATAATCAATTATCAAAGGAGAAACACATGAGAGACCATCTATTAGACATCGTAAAAAACACTTATGGCTTAGGTATTATTGACCTAGTTAAAATATCAGGCACAGATAGCGAAACCAATATTGAAGCACTAGCAGAAGACCGTAGTGTTATTGTACAGGCTAAACTAAATGGACCAGTGGCAGAGTTTATTGGTACATTTGGTATGCCGAACTTGGGCAAACTAAACACTATCTTAGGTATTCCAGAATACAAAGACAACGCTAAGATTACGTTAACCAAACAAGATCGCAATGGCGAACAGGTAGCAGTAGGCCTACATTTTGAAAATGCCGCCGGCGACTTTAAGAACGATTATCGTTTTATGAGCCAAGAAATTGTCAACGACAAACTCAAAACAGTTAAGATGCGAGCAGTTACTTGGAACGTTGAATTCGAACCCAGTGTTGCCAATATCCAAAGACTTAAATTCCAAGCGTCAGCTAACGCAGAAGAAGCCAACTTTACTGCTAAGACTAACAATGGTAACTTAGAATTATCATTTGGCGATCATAGTAGTCACGCAGGTAATTTCGTATTCCAAGCAGGTGTTACAGGCACACTGAGCAAAAATTGGTCATGGCCAGTTGGTGCTGTGTTAAGTATCTTAAATCTAGCAGGTGATAAGAAGTTCAGTATCAGCGACGAAGGTGCGGCACAGATCACTGTTAACTCAGGACTAGCTACGTATAACTTCATCTTACCAGCACAGAGCAAATAATGGATCGTTGGGCACACCTAGGACATACTCTAGGTGAGTGTTGGATTGATCATGAGCAGGATATCGCTTATGTTCATGTACCTAAAAATGCCAGCAGTTTTATCAAAGGCTGCTTATTAGCCAGTTTAAAATTCATGCACAGCGACGTGCCTATTAGAACTAATAGATACTTAGTTGCAGTGCGTGACCCCATTGAACGTTGGGTCAGCGGAATGGCTGAATATGAATTTAATAGTAAACAGTCAAACATAGATTATCAACAGATAACCTTTGATGATCATACAGAAACACAGGATTATTTTTTACAAGATATTGTAATTAAGAATACTAATTTTATTATGGTCAATGGCAATCTAAAAACAAACTTAAAACGTTGGTTTGATGAATTTGGATACTGTGTTGATGTTGACAACATGATACAATATAACGCTAGCCTAAATACAGACAAACAACAATTGAAACTTAAATATCAGGCAATCATTGACAGCGATTCTAACTTTGTGTTAAAATTAAAGAAACACTACGCCAACGACTACAAATTAATTAATTCGGTAAAATATTATGGAAATTGATAACTTAACCAGCAAGCAGAAAGACTATGCTGTATTCTTACCAGCATTGAGTGGATTCTATGCTACCTATGTAGGTAAACAAAGGCATGATCCAAACTATGTAGATCCAGCACGTATTCCAGCAGACTTTGAAAACGGTATTGAGGGGCTAAACTGGCTTAATCCCGATGCTGCATACTTCCCATATCATTGGGCACTGTATTCAGCAGGTCACGCTGAACTCGATGTAAACAAACACAGTCCCAAAGAAGACATGGTGCGTAACAGAGATCGCAGTCGTTCATTTATCTTAGGTGATAGTGGTGGATTCCAGATTGGTAAGGGTGTTTGGGAAGGCGATTGGAAGAATCCTGCATGCCCTAAAGCACAGAAAAAACGTGAATTAGTTCTTACTTGGATGGATGCTTACATGGATCGCGGTATGATCCTTGATATTCCGGCATGGGTAGCTCGTAGTCCGGCAGGGCGTGCCGCCACAGGTATTAATACCTACATGGAAGCAGTACAGGGTACCTACATCAACAATGATTACTTCATGAAGAATCGTACAGGTGCGTGTAAATTCTTAAACGTGCTACAAGGCGAGAATCATGCAGACGCAGACGATTGGTATGATCGCATGAAGAAATACTGTGATCCTAAACAATATGCACAACCATTCGAAGGCTGGGCTATGGGTGGACAGAACATGTGTGATGTACACTTAGTCTTACGCAGATTAGTTGAGCTACGCTTTGATGGTTTGCTTGAAAAAGGTCTGCATGATTGGATGCACTTCTTGGGCACAAGTAAACTTGAATGGGCATGTTTATTAACAGACATCCAGCGTGCCGTTCGTAAGTATCATAACGAAAACTTTACTATCAGCTTTGACTGTGCAAGTCCATTCTTGGCCAGTGCTAACGGACAGATCTATATCCAAACTGAAATCACTGATAGAGAAAAATGGGTCTATCGTATGGTACCTAGTGTCGACGATAAGAAATATGCTACAGACACACGCAGATTCCGTGATGCAGTATTGCAGGACAAAGTATTTGAGAACTTCACAGACAGTCCAGTGAGCCAACGTTGTACTATCAAGAATATCTGTATATACAAGCCGGGCGACCTAAATAAGATAGGTAAAGAAGGGCGCACATCGTGGGACAGTTTCAGTTATGCCATCCAGATGGGGCATAATGTTTGGAGCCACTTGACAGCAGTGCAAGAAGCTAACCGTCAATATGATCTAGGTGTAACTCCTAAGATGTTAGTACAAGAAACATTTGATCGTGTTTACTTCCGTGATATCGTTGACGCTATTTTCAGCACCAGTGACAAAGGCGCAGCACTTGCAGTTATTGAAGATTTTAGCAAATTTTGGATGAGCATTATTGGCACACGTGGTGCTACTGGTAAGAAAACTGTCAATGCGTCAACTATGTTTAATAACTTATTTGAAAGCGAAGAACCAGAAGAGCATCACGTAGATGACAGCGGATTAGATGAAGCTAATTTAGATAACTTAGAAACTGAACTAGGAGAGTAATATAAATAAAGAAAAACTAGAACACCATCTTAAACATCTAGAAGAACGCCACGCAGAATTAGAAAAGAAAATTAAAGATGGTTATACCCACTATCTCGACGATGAACATCTTGGTAAGATCAAACATGAAAAACTAGGTGTTAAACGTGAAATCACTCAAATTGAAAAACAACTGGCAGAATACCTATGAAGCGTGACTATACGTCAGGTACACAAGAAGCGGTAACTTACTTCGTAGGTGATGAGATTGAACAGACACCTGCATTTGGCATGCGTACACTGTTTGTGGTAGGTGTGCAAAAAGCAGAAGAAATCATCAGCCTAGCAGAGCTACACGACTGTCGTCATATCTACTTTGGTGCTAATCAAAGTTTCCCTGCACTAGAAACAGATGATGCAGATGCTTGGCGTCCATGGGAACGTATGATTGATGCTTGTTTGGAAGCAGACTTTTGGTGTACTTTGGACTTTGACGTCAGTGCGGTGCAGGGTGTATTAGAATGTATGTTTATCGGACATAGACGTTTCATTCCGCAAGTTTCGGTTAAACTACCATACTTGACACAGCTAGGATATAATGCTACAATTAAGTTAGATGACTTAGATTTTGAGCATTCAAACCCAGGTGTTTGGTGCCACCGCCTACGAGATTTAACAACAACAGATACCTTTACTGACTGGGACCAGTATGGTAATGACAAGGTGATAAAATGATATTAGAAGAACGTGAACGTATAGAACGGATCAAAAAATCTGCACAGAAGAAAATCTGGGTTACTTTCCAGAAAGAAGGTATCCATGCTTTTCCAGCGGCCGCTTCAGATCCTAAACTAGCTGATGTTAGTTTCCTAGCACATCCACATCGCCATATGTTCCATTTTAGGATAAGTATTAATGTATACCATGATGATAGAGAACTCGAATTCATACAGTTCAAACGCTGGTGTGAAAGTCTTTACAGTGGCATACTAGAATTAAATTATAAGAGTTGTGAAATGATCGCTGATGACTTATACGATCAGATCGCCAGCAAGTATCCCAATCGTGATGTTCATATCGAAGTAAGTGAAGATGGCGAGAATGGGTGTTACGTTGAGTATAATCATACTCGCCCCTATCAATCTGTGTCTGTATAGGAGATTTAAATGGCACAAGACAATCGCAGGTACCCAATGAAGGCTGAAGTACGCCAAATTTTTAACGACTTAGATGCATGGTTAAACTACTGTCGTTTTCGCATGATCAAGTATGATGAGGCCGATCTATATAGATCGCCAGAATATAAAGAATGGCAGGAACGTCGTAAGAAACGCCAACAATGGCAACAGCGTAATGGGCAAACTTCACACTACCATCGCAGAGGTCAATAATGACTATATTTCTAGTTGATCTAGAAGCAGTTGAATCTCGATACACAGGGCAGTGGAAATCACATGTACCTGATCTATTAAAGAATGCAGGACATGATGTTGTGGTTATTCAAGGCCCTACCGATATTCCTCAAGCTACTACCCCAGGTGCTTTTCTCAACTTTGGTGGCACAAATATTTACAAAGCTGATCAAGTCGGGCAAATTGGGCGCCTGTTTACGGATGGTAAGGTTCACGCTGGAGATCATTTCATTTTTACTGATGCTTGGCATCCTGGTATCATTAATCTTAAATATATGTCAGAGCTTTTGGGAATTCCTGTAAAGATTCACGCACTATGGCACGCTGGTAGTTATGATCCGCAGGACTTCTTAGGACGTCTCATAGGTAATGCACCTTGGGTCAGACACAGTGAAATGGCTTTCTTCGAAGCAGTAGATCATAATTACTTTGCCACTGATTTCCACATACACATGTTCCTCAAGAATCTCCTGAACGAATACAGCTCTGAAATAGCCCTGTTGAGATATGATAATAAGATAGTACGCACAGGATGGCCTATGGAATATATGCCAGAAATACTAGCACCGTATAAAGACCTAACTAAACGTGACCTGATCTTATTCCCACATCGCATAGCACCAGAGAAGCAGGTAGAAATATTCCGTGATCTAGCTCAAACATTACCACAATACGAGTGGATAGTCTGCCAGGATCAACAGCTGACTAAAGATCAGTATCATCGTTTACTAGGCCAAAGCAAGATGATATTCTCAGCTAACCTACAGGAAACTCTTGGCATTAGTTGCTATGAAGGTGCATTACTTGGTGCTATTCCGTTAGTACCAGATAGACTAAGCTACAGTGAAATGTTTGCAGAAGTATGGAAATATCCAAGTTCTTGGACTGAATCATTTGACAGTTACTTAGAACACAAACAAGAACTAATAGCATTGATTAAAAATCATATAGAAAACTACGATAATCTCATACCAAAAATACAACAACAAGCAGAAAGTCTACATGACGGTTTCTTTAGTGCAACAGCACTGTTAGAGAATATCAAATAATTTAATGTTGGAGTAGTACAAAGGTTTACTTAAATGAATAGTATAAAAAAAAATGTATACCTTGCTCAACCTCAGTATCCAGTTAATACTGGAGATGATAAGAATTATTGGTTGCCTTACAGCGTAGGATGTATATGGAGTTATTGCACGCAATTTGATGATATTAAGAAAAATTATTCCCTAGCCGGATTAATATTCAACCGAGATCATCACGACATTATTCTTAAAGATATAAGTGATCCATGTATTGTTGGATTTAGTTGCTACCAATGGAATAAAAACTTTAACTTAAAGTTAGCTGAGTTAATTAAAAAACGTTGGCCGGACTGTGTTATTGTGTTTGGCGGACCCGAAGTATCTGTTAGTTTTTTAAAATATAATTTCGTCGATTCTATAACATTAGCTGAAGGCGAATACAGCTTTTTGGATATTTTGCGTAGAGTACTGTCTAATGAACAGATTCCTAAGATGTATGAAAAAAGTCGAGTTGAAGAGTTAGACTACCCAAGTCCGTACGAATCTGGAATTTTTGATCAGTTGATTGAGAAATACCCTAATGTTAAATGGGCAGCAACTTTGGAAACAAATCGAGGTTGTCCTTTTAGTTGTACGTTCTGTGACTGGGGAAGTCTGACTTATAGCAAAATTAGAAAATTTCCACTAACCCGAGTTGAAAAAGATATTATTTGGATGTCAAAAAATCCAGTTAGTTATATTTACTGTGCTGACGCAAATTTTGGGATTTTTAAAGATCGAGATCTTGAAATTGCTAGAATGGTTTCTAAATATGGAAAAGAAAATAATAGTTTAGAGTTTTTTAATGCAACTTTTAATAAAAATAATAATGAAGAAAGTTTTAAAATTTTAAAAGTTCTCGGTAATTTAAACAGAGGATTTACAGTTAGTGTCCAAAGTCTACACAAACCTACATTGGAAGCTATCAAACGTAGCAACCTAGGAGTTAATGATTTAGAAAAAATATTTAAACTTTGCGCAGATAACCAAATTAATTCGTATACTGAGGTTATCTTGGGATTGCCCCTCGAAACAAAGGATTCATTTATCAATGGGCTATGTGAACTATTAGAATTAGGCCAACACCAACAAATTGACATTTGGTTTACTAATACTATAGTTAATAGCGAATTGGCAACGATGCAGAGTAAATTACAATATGGTATTACAACTGTAGCTTCTGTAAACGGGTTTGGGCTACTAGATTCCGCCGATGATCCAGTAGACGAGCTTGTTAATATAGTAAATTCTACTAATACAATGTCTACCGAAGATATGATCGATTCTTATCTATATGGGTGGATGATTGTAAATTTTCATATTCAAGGATATACGCAGATAATTAGTAGATATCTTCGACGCAAACACAATATTAACTATAGAATATTTTACGATGCTTTTTTATCTAGTGTAAAGAAAAATAAAAAATTAAACGAAATTTATAACACTATTAGAAAAAAAATCTCAACTTTTCTATACACTGGGCAAGGTGACGCAGGAAATTATATGACTATATACTATGCGATGTTAGAAATTTATCAAAACAAACAAGAAATATTCGATGAAATAGAAACGTTACTGCTATCGTTGGACGTATATGACGCCAACATTATAAATTTACAAAAACTATTTATTTTTGATAAGGATTCCAGTTATCCAATTAATATTTCCTGCAATTATGATGTAGTCTTAAATAACATAGGGCATACAGACTATAAAATTATTGCAAAATTATCAGAAAAAGATATTAACAATTTTAACATAAACATTCTTTTTAAATGGCGACGCAAAGGATTACTTAGAAATAGGATAGAAAAAATTGAATAATTTTAATAAAATAAAAGAATTTGAACAGGCATTGGGAGCATTTACAGGCGCGCCTTATGTGGTTATGACTGATTGCTGCACTCACGCCATTGAGTTATGCCTGCGTCTTGAAGTTCCTAAACGTGTAGAAATCCCCGCCCGTACATATATCAGTGTTCCAATGACCCTACGTAAGTTAGATACACCCTACATATTCCAAGACACAGATTGGGTAGGCGAATATCAAATTGTTGGCACACGCATTTGGGATAGTGCTCGTAAGTTAAGCGTGGGCATGTACCGCAAAGGTCAACTACAATGCTTGAGTTTTGGTCACGACAAGCCATTGAGTATCGGTCACGGCGGTGCTATCCTATTAGATGACGCACAGGTATATAAAATCTTATTAGCACAACGCTACGATGGGCGCGATTTAACTATAAGTCCTTGGCAAGATCAAAAGGTATTTCGTATGGGCTATCACTATCGCCCTACCATTGAAGACGCTGTACGGGGTTTAGAATTATTGCCCACAGTAGACCAAACGGTTAAATACAAACAGTACCCAGATTTGAGAGAGATTATTTTTATATGAAAATTTTATTAACAGGTAGCTCAGGCTTTATTGGCCAAGCATTAACTCCAAGATTAACTAATTTAGCCGAAGTGCACCACTTAGCTAGTGATTTACTAGATTACAGTGCTGTACAACAGGAAGTTGCTGCGGTAGCTCCCGACATTATAATTCACTTAGCTGCCAGAACAGAAGTAGAAAAAAGTTTTTATGAGCAAACTACTTTCAGCGAAGTTAATTACGTCGGAACTGTAAACCTAATCGAAAGTGCTGTAGCATTACCAACTATTCCATATTTTGTGTTTGCTAGTACTATGGAAGTATACGGATGGCAACCTATTAGCGATTTAATAAAATCAAATAATGCTCCTGACCAAATTCCTGCATTTAATGAATCCACTGTACCGAATCCTAACGCACCATATGCTGTAGCAAAACTAGCCTGTGAAAAATATCTAGAATATGCGCATCGAGCACACAATCTTGAATATGCAATTATCCGACAAACTAATGCGTATGGTCGTAAAGATAATAATTTCTTTGTAACTGAACAAATTATTACACAGATGTTATTAAATTCTGATGTGTGTAATTTAGGATATGCCGAACCTTATAGAAATTTCATTTACGTAGATGATCTATTAGATGCATGGGAAACTGTAATCACTAACAGAGACAAGTGTAAAAATAATACATTTACCATCGGCCCAGACTATCCAGTTACCATTAAACAACACGCAGAAAATATTGCTAAATTACTAGGATGGAATGGTACTATTAATTGGAATACGAAACCAAAACGTCACGGTGAAATTTATCTTTTAAACAGTAATAGCAACAAACTCACAAACTTAACTAAGTGGACTCCAAAGGTTAGCTACACAGAAGGTCTACTTAAAACTATAGAAGTTTGGAAAAATAATTATAATATTGTTTGACACGACTTAAATAAACCTATATACTATTAGTATATCCCAATCCACTGGGTTAACATCGGAGTAATTAAATGACAAAATATCGCGTAAGCGAATCAATTCGCAGTAATCTAAAGAAAGACAACAAACGTTTCTGGGCAGGTGATAACATCTCAGAATACATCACAGACGAAGTTAAAGAGCAATTAATCGACGAAGCAACTGAAGCATTTGAAGCAGTGCTAGATACTTTGTTAATTGATCGTGAGAACGATCCCAACAGTCACGGCACAGCAAGACGTCTTGCTAAGATGTACTTCAATGAGATCATGGCAGGACGTTATGATCCAGCACCAGATGCTACAGCTTTTCCAAATGATAGTGAGGATCGTTATGAAGGTATGTTGGTTGTTCGCAGTGAGCTTCGCAGTATGTGTAGTCACCATCATCAGCCTGTGGCTGGTGTAGCATATATTGGTATCATTGCCGCACAGAAACTTATTGGGCTTAGTAAGTATACTCGTATTGCTCAATGGTGCAGTCGTCGTGGCACACTACAAGAAGAATTAGCTAACGATATCGCTCGTGAAATTATGAAAGCCACAGGCAGTGAAAACGTAGCAGTCTACATACAGGCCACACATGGTTGCTGTGAAAATCGTGGTATCATGGCACATTCAAGTCTGACACAGACTACAGTACTCAAAGGTGCATTCAAAGAAGATGGCAATACTAAGAAAGAATTCTTTGACAACATTAAATTACAACAGGAGTTTGCCCCAAGATGATGCCCGACTATAAACAATTAGCAACAGAATATTTTGAAGCGTTTAGTCGCAAAGATATCGCGGCTGTAGCCGAGATGTTTGAACGTGATGTTATCTTATCTGACTGGGAAATATCAGCGTTTGGTAAGGAAGGAGTTATTAAGGCTAATCAACGGATATTTGACAGTGTAGATACCATCCATGTCACTCCAAAAGATATCTATCTCGATGGACAGGTTATCATTGCCGATTTAAAAATTCTAGTTAACAGCAAAGACGAACTTAAGGTAGTCGATATCATTCATTACAATGTTCGCGGTGAAATTACTAAAATTACCGCATATAAAGGATAATCTATGAGTTGGTTAAAACGTAAGATCTGTCAGTGGTTAGGTGTAGAACGCTTTGATGATTGGGGTGATGATGTCATACCTATTAGAGACAGCGTAAGGATAAAAAGTGATGCACCTACTTTCTTTGATCGTAATCCAGAAAGCAATTTCCGTATCTACAATGCCACAGGTGGTGTGATTCTCGAAGTCAGCCGCTGGGATAAGTTGCGCAGTGAATGGACCACAAACATGCATATTATAAATGATGATGAAGAGCACAAGACAGATGCTATAGCCAAGATCATGACCATGGAGTTGATGAGATGAAAAAATTATATGTAAGTGACGTTGAGATTAGAGAATATGTAAATCAGATCAGTTTCAAGATGTACAAGGACGATTGGCGCCCAGATTATATCGTAGGACTTACACGTGGCGGATTAATCCCTGCTGTGTATATGAGCCATACGTTAGACGTTCCTATGGAAACATTAAAAGTAGCCCTGCGTGATGGCACTGGTGGTGAAAGCAACGGATGGATGGCCGAAGATGCCTTTGGCTATATAGACGCCAGCAGTGTTCCTAGACCAGCGGGTGAAGCAACGAGTGATCCTGGTCTACGCAAGAACATCTTGATCTTAGATGATATCAACGATACAGGTGCTACACTGGATTGGATCATACAGGATTGGCAAAGTGGTGCACTACCAAATGATCCAGCCTGGGCAGATGTATGGGGTAATAATGTTCGCTTTGCTGTGTTGTTTGATAATTTATCCAGCAAGTTTAGTCGCAAGATCAACTATAGTGCAGTGGAAATAAACAAAGCCGAAGAAGATGTTTGGATCGTTTATCCATGGGAACATTAATTGACAACGTTCAAAAAGTCTAGTATAATATCATTATGAAACTAAAAGTATCCGAAATATTTTATTCAGCACAAGGTGAAGGACGCTTTATTGGCGTGCCTAGTGTTTTCTTACGTACATTTGGTTGTAACTTTACCTGTGGGTCGTTTGGTATGAAAGATCGTACACAGATGAGCACAGAACGTGAGTTCATCGATCCTACAAAATATCGTATATATGAAGAACTTCCATTAGTCACAACAGGCTGTGACAGTTACGCCAGCTGGGATCCAAAGTTCAAACATCTTAGTCCCTTGTTAGAAATTGATGCTGTAGTAAAACGCATGCTAGATCTGGTACCTAGCAACAGTTGGCAGATGCCCAATGGTAATGACACACATTTGGTCATCACAGGCGGAGAGCCGTTGCTAGGATGGCAACGCAGTTATCCAGAATTATTAAGTCACAAAGATATGTACAATCTAAAGAACTTAACATTTGAAACCAACGGCACCCAAGAACTTCATGAAGACTTTGCCAAGTATCTAAAATTATGGAATCGTGGCAGTCGTGAGATTACATTCAGTGTAAGTGCTAAACTATCAGCAAGTGGTGAAGCTTGGGCTGATGCTGTTAAACCAGAAATAGTTAAGAGTTATGAACGTGTTGGTACTACATATCTTAAATTTGTAGTTGAATCGCCTGCAGACTTTGATGAAGTGGATCGTGCTGTAGCTGAATATCGACGAGCTAAGTTTAAAGGTGTTGTTTATATCATGCCTGTTGGTGGGGTCGTATCAGTATATGACGGTAACAAGTTTAATGTAGCCGATGAAGCCATGGTGCGTGGTTATTATTACAGCCCAAGATTACATGTTGATCTTTGGGGAAATTCGTGGGGGAAATAAAGGACTAACATGATAAAGAAACTGATCAAAGATTTGTTTGGTACTAGGCCAGAACCTGCAACTATCAAAGAACCTAAGACAAAGAAGACTCCCAAAGATCTGGCTACTGAACGTGGTGAGCCTTGGGTAGAAGTATTAAGCATGGAAATTGATAAAGATAATCCCGGGCAAGGTAGTTTTGAATTGGATTGGAATGACAAGTTCGTGGCCAATCTAATACGTGCTGGTTATCAAGGTAAAACAGATCAAGACATAGTAGACAATTGGTTCCGTACAGTTTGCCAAAATGTTGTTATGGAAAATTATGAGCAAGAACAAGCTGATCCAGACAATCGTCCAAATAACCGTAAGGATCTAGGTAACGGTAGAACGGAAATCAGTTGACTTCAACCAAATTTGGTAGTATAATGTTTACATGAGATATCTACTTGTAGACACAGCAAACACATTCTTTAGAGCAAGACATAGTGCCCATCGTCAAAGTGACACTTGGGACAAGCTGGGTTTTGCCATCCACGTAACCCTAGCTTCAGTAAACAAATCATGGCGTGATCAAAAGGCTGATCATGTTATATTCTGTTTAGAAGGACGAAGCTGGCGCAAAGACTTCTATGAACCCTATAAGAAAAATCGCAGTGTTGCCCGTGCCGCACTAACAGAAAGTGAAGCAGAAGAAGACAGACTATTTTGGGAGACATTTGATGCACTCAAAACTTTCGTCAGTGAAAAAACAAATTGCACAGTCCTCCAACACTCAGAACTTGAAGCAGATGATCTTATCGCTGGATTCATACAAGCTCATCCCGACGATCATCATACTATCATATCCAGTGACACAGACTTTTATCAACTCCTAGCAGACAACGTTAATCAATACAATGGTATCAGCGATGAACTCCATACCTTAAAGGGTATCTTTGATAAGAAAGGCAAACCAGTCATTGATAAGAAAACTAAAGAACCTAAGAAGATACCTAACCCACAGTTTATACTTTTTGAAAAGTGTATGCGTGGTGATCCTACAGACAATGTATTTTCCGCATTTCCAGGCGTGCGCACCAAAGGCAGTAAAAACAAAGTTGGCTTAGAAGAAGCCTACGGTGATAAAGATAAGAAAGGTTATAATTGGAACAACATGATGTTACAGCGTTGGGTTGATCATAACGGCATCGAGCATCGTGTATTAGATGACTATGAACGCAATCGTGTTCTAGTTGATCTAACAGCACAACCAGATGCGATAAAGGTTAAGATGGCAGAAACCATAGCGGCCGCACAAGTGCCTAAGAACATGCCCATGGTAGGTGCACAGTTCTTAAAGTTCTGTGGCAAGTATGATCTAGTTAAATTGAGTGAGAATGCTAGCAACATGGCCGAATGGATGATGGCTAGCTATCCACAGAAAGATTATGCATGATAGCAGATGGCAAGTTCCTCGCATTAGATCTAGAACTCAATCAACCGTCAGGTAAGATCATACAGGTTGGTGTGGCCATAGGTGATAAGCACACACGCTTTGAAGACTATGTCGTCCGTAAATGGTATATAGATCCAAAAGAACCAATCAGTGAATTCATCAATGACCTAACAGGCATAACAGATGCTGATATACGTGCTGAAGCATACAGTCATGAACATGTTGCCCGTGAGCTCAGTGAGCTAATAAAAGAACATAAGGTCTTTGTCAATCCAGTGACTTGGGGTGGGGGTGATAGTAGTGAATTACTAGCAGAATTCTGCAAAAATCATGCAGAATTCCCGCATTTTGGCCGTCGTTGGATCGATGTTAAGACATGGTACACATACTTGATGCTAACCAGAGGTAAAGCACCCAGTGGTGGATTGGCATCAGCAATGGGCTACTTTAAACTACAGTTCAAAGGCAAAGCACACAGGGCAGATGTAGATGCGGCCAATACTCTGGCATTGTTTTTCACCCTGTTAGAACGACAGGCCAAATTGGAAAGTATATTAGACAGTGCAAAAAACATTTGACTTTAATCAAAAACCTAAATATAATAGTAATTAAGAATAGGAAAACTTATGGCACATATAATTGATAAAACGTTTGAATTCTGTTATGGACACAGAGTTTGGACACAGAAACTAAATGGTGAATATGCGGCAGACTTGAAGTGTGCTTGTCGTCACCTGCATGGACATGAAGGCAAACTACAAGTTTATCTACGTAGTTCAACAGGCGAATTGGATCCAACAGGCATGGTAACTGACTTCCGACATCTAGAGTGGTTGAAGAAGTGGATCAATGAGTACATCGATCACCAATTCGTATTGGATAAGAATGATCCATTGTATAATCAAATCGTCGGTGATCGTGGATTAGTTTCGGTATTGATTCCAAACACAGACCATGTAGCAGGTTGGCATTTGGACTTAACAGGCTTAGATCCTAATACACCAGAGTATGAATACTATGAAGGATTTATGATCGTGGACTTTGTTCCAACAAGTGAAAACTTATCTAGTTGGATGGCAGAACTAGTAGACATTAAAATGAAACCATTGAACGTGACTGTTGACCACATTGATTGGTGGGAAACTCCTAAGTCACGTAGTGTATTTTATCGATGACAGCAACAGTCTTTGTTCTACTAGCATTATTTGGTATCAAGCATTTCGTCGCTGACTTCTTGATGCAGTATGATTACATGCTGAGAGAAAAAGGTATCTATGGTGCTACTGGTGGCGTCCATCATGCTATAGTCCATGCTAGTTTTACTTTTTTAATTCTAGTATTTTTCTGTCATGATGCTAATTTAATCATCGGCCTGGCATTTTTAGACTTCGCTATTCACTATCACGTGGACTTTATTAAACAGAAATTGAATAAGGGACTTACGCCAGCAGATCGTAAGTTCTGGGTTTGGCTCGGCGCAGATCAAGCTCTGCACTATTTAACTTACATAGGAATCATCAGTTATGTCACTCTTAGCTAAAGCAGTGGTTAAAAATAAATGTTGGGTAGTCGAGGACAACGGCCATCAGGTTGGCACCATCTTAACTAATCCACACGGTGTCGTCTATCAACATGATCAGCAACGTGAGCAATTTGCCAGCTTAAAATTATGCAGTGACAAGTATAACATCATAGTGGACAAATCCCCACCCAAGCGTATCATTACAGAAAGCAATACTGTTTATGGTTTTCCTTGTGAATATAAAGCTAACAATATCCTATGGGATGTCAAACATAAACTACCTATCTTTACCAAAGGTACGAAAAGCAAGAGTTTTTTCTGTGCTGGATATTATATTGTTAAATTTAATAATGGCTGGGTTAAATCATACTGTCCTAAATTAATCACACTTAATCGCTATCCTTATGCTGGTCCATATGATACAGTAGAGGAAATGCAAGAACGCCTACGTATCGCAAATGGAGCACTATTTGGAACAACAATTAAGCCTGCACCTGAAGAAATTTAATGACCGTGTCAAGGTCATGAATCAGACCAATGCCAGAGACCTATCGCTGACCGCAGCCGAAGCACGCCAGCTACAAGCCGATATCTTTGATCTATTGACTAAGATCAATGATCTAGTAGAGATCAAACAACAAGCCGCCGCAGAACCCGTAGTACAGGTTGAATTACGTGGTGGTGGATTCTAATAATATACTCACATTATGAGATAAATAATATGTGGAGAATTACATATTATGAGTCGACCAAAACCCAATGTGCTATTAGAGCACGTGAACAAGTCCAGCTACAAAAGCGATCAGATCCTCAGCAGTGAAGGTATCTGGGCGGTTTTCTACGATGGTCAGCCTATCAATCTTAAAACACAGAATATCCTAGTGGCCTATCCTGGACCTAAGT